TGTAATTAAATCTCCAGTTTTTTGATAGTTAGCTGCTGTTCTGTCAGCTGCAGCAATTACTGTACCATCATCATCTGCTTCAATTAATTGTACGGATTCAGAATTAAACATTGGTCTTACAAAACCACCTGCCATATCCATAGAAACTTTGTAATCAACATTACCTACATCACCAATTCCGTGGCCTGTAAAGTTATCAACTATAAATCCATTTTTAAATCTATCAAATCCTTCAGCATCTTGTATTTGTAATGATTGTGCTTGTGTTTCTAATAAAGATAATTGTGTGTAGTATTCTACATTTTCAATTCGTTTTTCTAAACGACCAATATCTCTCATTGTGTATCGTTTATTATCTTGTTTTTGTATAATTAAATCTGTTGTGTTTAATGTATATGCCTTTAAAAATAATGTGTACAAGTGCATAGCATTTTCAAGGCCTTTAGGAATTGGAGGGCTTAAAGAGCTTGCACCTTTTACTACTTTAAAATTACCATCTTTATCTAAAAATATTTTATCTATTCTAGGTAAATAAAATTCTAAATCAGTAGTTACATCTGAATTAAATTTAACTATATCTATTGTAGAAGCTCCTGAACCACTATATTGTCTATCTTGTGTAGCACTTGTAACTGTTGAAGCATCATCAACACGTGGTCTAAAATCTAAACAATCTCTTAAATCAAATTCTTCACCTGAAGTATCTGAAGTGTAAGTAGGTATATCAGAATAATTTATAACACCTGAATATGAGTCAACATCAAAGTAATCGCCTGAACCGTGAGAGAAAAAATCAAAATTAATTAATAATCTTCCAGTAGGCGTAATAGAACCTGTTTTTAGTTTAATTCTACCAATATCATAAAAATTATCTCTTTGACCTGTATCTAAAGTAAATCTTGTAGTTATATTTGTATCGCTTGTTGTAGCTACAGTTGAAAAATTAGCTGACATATAAACTGCATTAATTTTGTAAACATCAGCTTTTGCTAAACCAATTGTTCCTGATTCTATAACTGATTGACTTGATATTGCAACTGTTGAACCTGCGTTTAAAGTTTTTGTTTTGGAACCTGCAACTGCACGAGATACGGTTGCTAAAATTTTTACTTTATGACCTTGATAGTTAGCACCAAAATCTAATGTCAATGTTTTACCAGTAGGAGAACCACCTCTTATGAATATAGATGTTCCTTCGTGGTTATTTCCTGTTAAACTTAATACATCACCTACAGCGCCTGTCGTTCCAGCACCTAATGTCATAATAGAAACTGAATAATCTTTTTCGTCTAAAGCTGGAAATGTTTCGTTTGTTCCTGCTGTAATTGTTACATCACCGTTTGAAGATAATGTTCCTGTAAAGTGTCGTCTTATACTAAAGTTAGTATCTGTAACACCACCATTTGCTGTTGTTTTTAAAGTTTTAATTCTTCTATTAGGTAATTTAAATATGGCGATATTTCTATTTGAACCTTGTAATTTACCACGATTTCTAAATGCAACTGTTTTAGTAGATACATCAGAAGCACCAACTGCTGTTAACAATTGTAAACTTGTATTTGATGAAATAGATTCTATTATTCTTGTAATTGAATTACCAGCATCAGTAGTAAATGTAATTGAATCGCCTATACGTAATTCTGTATTAAATAAAGTACCAAATCCCGTAACTGTTGTTCCATTATTTGCAACTGAAATAGAACCAAACACAGGATATCTTTCACCAAAAGTTGAATCTGTTGCAACATCAGCCGTATATGTTGGTGAACCTGCCATACCAATTTGTTTTACTTGTGTAAAGTCAAATGATTGTACTCCATTAAAACCGAATCTATCAGATTGAATAACTGCCGTAGCTGATGAAGTTGCACCTGTAATTGTTTCGCCGGCTACAAATACACCTGTTACATTATTTAAAACTGTAACTCCGTGTGTAACTGTAGGGCCTGAAGAAAAAGATGTTACATTAATTGCTGTATCGCCAGCAGCATCAAACAATTGAAACGTATTTGTTGTAGGATTTTTTACAGTATAAACTGCAGCTCCAGCAGCAGAAGCAGAATTAATCTGCCAAGTACCACCTGTTAATGTAATTTGTTGGCCTTCTTTAAATCCGTGAGAGTTTAATGTAACAACTCCTGGACTTGCAACTGTAATACTTGTAACTGACGTATTTCTTGTTGTTGAAATTGATTGTACAAATCCCGTAGCACCTGAAGTACCACCTGTTATTTTTTCTCCATTTGTAAATACTGGAGCTGTTTGTACATTTAAATGTGTAAACATTTCTATGTCTAATAGATAATGTTTGTAAATTGCACTTGTTAGTGCTGAACTCGAAAATACGTTAGCGCTGGCATTTCCACTGTTTATTTCAAATCCTCTTGACTTAGCACGACCAATTTGAGGAACTGTAACACCAACCGTTGATTGTTGTGTACCTCTTGATGTTGTTGCTGTGTCAAATAGATTAACGTTTTTAAATGCTTCAACATCACCTGATACAAAAGTAATATCAGGAGAACCATAAACGTTTGTAACGTTTACAAAATTTTCTATATCAAATCTTGTATTAAAATTATTTTGAGTATCAAAATCTCTTGCCTTATCAACGTCTAAAAATGTTGTGCCTAATGTTTCAATTTCATAACCTTTAACATATGCTTTACCAACACCTAAACCTGCAGCTAATTTTGTTTCAACACCACCATTACCTGAAGTGTAAATACCTCTATTATTTCCTGAAACTAAATGTTCTCTTACATCTAAATCAAATTCTTTTACTGTATAATCACCTGATTCATCATACGTTCTTCTTGCTAACGTATCTTCTAATATATTATAATCTGTAGAACGAACTTGATTTTGTCTGATACCATTTGACAATCTTAATAACTCTACAAAGTCAGCATCATCAGTTGAAGTTAATGTTCTTTTTGCTAATGTTAAATCTATTTTAAATCTATGAGCACCTGGCGCATTTAGATTTGAAGAACCTTGAGCATTATCTACTAATGATGTGTCATCATTTGAAGTAATAAAAGATTCTGTAACTGTTAGTCCTACTCTATAACTAGGTGTGTTTGTATATTTGTCTAATATTAATGTTTGTGCAGTTACCGATACGTGAAATCCATTAATGTAATAAACACCGGCTGCAATATTTGCCGCTGAACCTGTAGCTGTTGAATTTACAACGGCCGTAGCAAGAACTGTGGCACTACCAATTGTTCTAGCTTGTATTGTTTCACTATTAGTAAAAGCTAAAGTTGTATTGTTTGTTCCTGTTTTATTATACTTAACATATAAAGTATCTGGATCTGTTCCGTCTGTTGCGACAGCATTAACACAAATACCTACAACACCTGAAGTAACACCTGTAATTTGTTTACCAATATATTCAGCTACTGTAGCATAAGTTTTAGATGTTAGTTTAACAGCATAATAATCTAAATCAAAACCAATTTCGCCTGGTATAACCATAGCACCTTTTTCAAAGATGTGGTCTGATAATCTTTCAATTTGATTTTGAAGAATTGTTTGCGATTGTGTTAACTCTCTGGCCTGTACTGCAAAGGCTGGCCTGAAAAGAACTCTATGAAATTTCTTCGACTCAGCGTAGTCATCAAAGTAAGGTGAGAGGTTAAAGTCTGTTGGACTTGGCATATTTCTCCCTAAAACTCAATTACTAATTTAATATTTTCGGTTTGGTCCGCCGCTCTAGTTATCGGTGCTCGGTTTTCAATGTATAAAACATCGCCTTTATGTCTATCTAATTCTGTATCTCTATAACCATTTGTAAATGTAATTTGGTCAGCAGTTTCACTTGCAACAGCACTTGGTGTGCCTGTAGCACCTGAAGTTTGGCCAGTAATTACGTTTGCACCACTAAATGCTGTACGATTACCATTACTGTCAATTCCTTCGTCATTAAATCTTGTTTGTATGTAATGTAATATTCTATTTGTAGCGTCCCATTCAACTACTTTACCAACAGCACCTGTTGTTGCTTGGTTTATTTCTTCATCTGTTTGAAAAGTTCCTGGCGTAGGTGAAGCAGCTATACGAATAGCCTTTGTTGCACGTAATGTTGAAGCAGAAGCCGCAGAACCTCCTGAAAAAGGATTTCTGATTAATACAATTCTTCTAAAATCGTTTTCTGCTGTAAAGT